CTAAACCATTCTTTGGCTTTCCCTGATTTTTCTATATCAATTAACATTTGTTTACACGCCACAACGTCCGCATCAAATAAATCAATCCGGTGTTTTTTCTCCACCTTCTGGAAGCGGACAAAATCGTCTGAGTCTTCAATGGCCTGGACATTACCAATACAATATTCATAGGCCTTGTTGTGACAGTAATAAAATTTCTTGAGCTTAATCTGCTTTTCAATTTCTCTGAACGGTTCTGTTTTCTCAACATAACGCTGAGGCTGATCCCTGACCTTGAAACTGGATGATTTCATTTTTGCGATAAATTCCCTGGAGTAACGGCGATCATAACCAACCCACTTTATTTTAAAACCCATGGCACGCATTTTTTTAAACCAGATGACCACATCATCATAATTGATAATTTCACTATTACATAAGGTCAGCCATCCTTGTTCCTGCCACCAGAAGAAAGGGATGTTATCCTCCTGGGCTTTTAATTGAGCGGTGATGATGGGAATGAATCCATGGGTAATGGCAATGTCTACGCCTTTATAACGTCCATGTATTCCTGCTCCACTTAAATCGTGAAGTTTGGAAAGATCTGCCCCGCCATACCAATATATTGGCAGCTTTGATAATTCTTCAATGGTCCAGTTATAACATTCGTCTGAGGCTTGTGTTTCAAATACATCAAAGTAGGTATGCATGATATTAGTGTAAATGTTAAGTGACTTGTTTAAAAATTCACTCCGTCCACTTGGATCGTTCTGTGCCTGCAGGGATTCTTCCAAAATGTCCTGTGATCGAATGGTCACATTATAATTCGGGTTTGCTTTTTCATGTTCAACCGGATTGGTGTAATCTTCAGGATCATCGGCCATGCAAATAAAAATAAAATAGCTGTCGTCTTGTTTGGTGCCTGCCAAAACTTCCTGGCAATAGATAAGCCGCTGGTAACAAAAGCTTGTCATGTCACTGCCGGCTGTAGTTATTCCAATAAGCAATTTATTGATATAGGCTTTCATTGCCTGCTTATAGACATAATATTCATTTGCGCTCTTGTATCCGTGGATCTCATCCAGGATGATGATGTTTGCATTCAGTCCATCAGCCCGTTTTGCATCAGATGCCAGGGCTTGAATTTTCATTGCACCAGTCTTTTTTCCACGATCATCAAAGAAAGATCTGCTGATGCTGTGCTCTGAATTATTATCAAGCACTTTGAAGTTTTCCCGTTCACCCATGTATTCAATGTTTTCCCGGATGTTCTCAAAGGCTTCCAGGGCCCGGTCTAATTTTGTCGCTATGATATAAAGCACTGAATAGTGTTTTATTTCCAATAACGACAGCGCCCATCCTAAAGCAGATGCAAATAATGTTTTACTGTTTTTTCTTGGAACAAAAATAAATGCCTCCTTGAAGCGTCTTTCATCTGTTCCCTTTATATAAAAACCTGCAATGTTGGCACAACAAAACTTTTCCCAGGGTTCCAATAAAAACGGTTCCCCCTTTGCCGGTCCTTTGATATGAACAAACGTTGTTTCGATAATCTGAATAACAAATTTTGCATCTTTAAACCGAAACTCCCATTTGTCATTCTTCAGATCATCCAAAAACCGCTGGCATGCTAAAACTCTATCTTTATTTGCAATGATGCTCCCATCAACCACGCCTGTAGCATATGTCATTACTTCTGTGTAATACCGATGGTCAGCCATTCTTAAAAACCTCCATCGCCATGTCCAGTTTTGATTTTGGAGGTAAAGATTTGATGTTCATTGTGTCCAATGATTTTGGGTTTAAACATAGACGATCTGAATAAGCAAGTATGTCTTTCCTTAATGTTTCTAACGTCGCAACAATTGGCGATTTTTTACAGCCGCCTTGACCCGTATTCACTTCATATTGATATCCTCCTTCTTCAAATTCTTTTGTCAATTTTAGATACTGAGAAACTAATTCTGCATAGATGTCAATGATTCGATTGTATTGTGGTTTGTGGATTCCCAGCTTATTCATGTCTGTAATTGTTGCCCGTTTAATTGTTTCTTTTGTTGCTGTCTTTGCCATGGCTTTACCTCCTCTCAAAAAAATTTCCGGGATATCGCGCAGTCGGAAAACTAAACCCTACCCAATGTTTTAATTTTTTTGTAAATTTTTCAGCGGGTGGGGGGGCTACCTCATCCGCTGATATCTTAATGATTTTGTTCCTTTTTCCGGGTGTGCTTTGTTGTGACATTCTCTGCAAAGGCTGAGTAAATTATCATCAATTAGTGCAAGCTCTGGATGAATGTCAATCTCTTTGATATGATGGACGATCTTTGCTTCTCTTATCCGACCATACTTCTTACACTCCTGGCATTTATATTCATCCCGTCTTAAAATACTTAACCGCTTCCTTATCCACTTCTTTGATTTATAAAAGTTATCAGTCATCGGCTTCACTTTTATTCATACCTGAATAATAGATGCATCCTGTTTGCTTATCTGGTATCTTGAGTGACTCAATGTCTAAGCACTGACCATCCCGATTATGTATGCAGTTGATGTGATCACATTGATTGTCAATCATTGGTCATCCCCTTCACTTCATGCCCATTCTCTACACCATGTCCGCAACACGCTGATGTTACGCCCTCAATATGTCCTAAGCATGCATCATATCCCTCATCAGTTGGCATGCGTCCACATCTACTGCACGCTCTTGCATCATCATCTATCTGATTGTTATCTGTATATCTCCAATGCTTCCCGTCGTAATATATCTCATGTCCTCTTGAATGGCTTATTATCATACTTATCGTTCACCTCATTGCATAGAAAAAGACACCGGTTTCCCGATGTCTCATTTACATAATTTTACTTGTACAAATAATATCACCTTATTATGGTGCACGCAAGTGCATCGATATTGCACCGATGTTGCACGGTTAATCAAATATGTCTTTCAATACTTCATCAGCAAATAGCAATATCTTAAGCTCATTGATCAATCTTGTCTTATTACGTGATATTGTGGACGCATCAACATCTAAATGTTCTGCGATCATATCCCTTGTCTGATTCTCAAAGTACCACATCGGGATTAGTTCAGCATATTTATCATTGCATATACGTTTCAATGCATCGTCAATATTCTGTATGCACCTCTCCGTGCTGTTAATGCTGCGCTGGATGCTTTGAACCTGTTCCTTTACGACATCTTCCTGATCCTTAGCAGATCCGGATCCACCGAAAGAAGTAATGCTTTTTGACTTCTGCCCTAATCCATGTTTCTTGATATCATCGATTCTCTCCTGCTTATTTTGTATCCCCCGCTTAAAACTGTTGTAATTATAAAGCAGATACTCCACTTTCTGATAGGGTGTCTTTGCCTGTTCTTTTACCAGCATTGATTTTTTAAATTCAATCACTGTTCTCTTTGCTGCTTTTTCGGCGGCCTCTTCTGCTGCTATTTTAATAATATCCGTAACCCTTTTCTCATTTGCGTCTTTCATGCTGGCTCCTTAGTTTGTCATTAATAATATTCTTACAATGTCTTTTTCCTCTGCTCTGCCATTCTCTTGTGTACATCCTCTACTTTTATCCCAACCCAATGGCAAAATGATTGCATCAGCAGCATCCAGCATTTTAAAGCACCGGCACATTGCCTCTTCATGTTCCATATCTTCTGGGATAATCCTCAATGGCCGAATGATATTGACTCCTGGGTTCTCATCAATGATTCTTTTATATAAGAGATCTTCTCTCACTTTATTTTCTTCTATGCTTTTTCCCCCAGTCGTGCAAGGATGAGCCAAATAGTATATCTTGTCTTCTTCAAGTTTTGGTATCTTCCCAGAAAAAATTTTTACTATCTCATTTCCTACGTTTCCCAAGGCTACTGATAGTGCTTCAAAAGGTATGACAATATTTCTCCAGACTTCCGCCATTGCTGCAGATGGTGTGTTATCTTCCCCCACAGTCTGGATAACTTCATTTTCTGTTTTATAACCATTAACGGTTGTTTTTAATTTTTCAATCTCCATGTATGATACAGTTATCCATGTAATCACAACCACGCCAATTAATATTACCAGTAATGCTAATGTATCCACGTTATTCCTCACCTTCTGGATAAACGCCATCATCATCTGGCAGCACATCCCGGTAATCAACCTGTCCTGGTATTCTACTTGTTGAAATACTTGGTCTTATTTCATATTGTCCATAACCTTGTCCAACGATATCTAAATTCGTTTCACCGCCCATTATTGGTGCCAATGTTGTTTTGATATCGTATGTTAATCTCAGTTTATCTCTTTCACTTTTAGGAACAACGATCACATTGATCTGAATTTTCCTCTTATCTCCCGGATAGGTGCGTTTATCCATAATGTTTTCAATTACTTTTTCAAGTTCTACATCAAACAGTTCTTGCAACGATTGCTGTTCTCTTTCTTTCCCTATTTCGCTTAAATTCATTTCCCTCTCCTTATGCCTTGAAATTATAAACCGGCTTCAATACATCCAGTATTTCTATCGTATCACCAATATGTTCAATGATTGATTCCATTGATTTGTAGGCCATTGGTGCCTCATCCAGTGTGTCCTTTGAGATGCATGTTGTAAAAATTCCTGCCATCTCTTTTTCAAATTCTAAAACGTCTAGTTTCTTTTTTGCCTGGGACCGGCTGAGGATCCGGCCGGCTCCATGTGGTGCTGAGAAATTCCAATTCTGGTTACCTTTACCTTTGGCCAAAATAGTGCCGTCCCTCATATTCATTGGGATCACCAGTTTTTCATCCGGCCAGGCGCTGATGGCTCCTTTTCTCAACGTGATCATGTCCCAGTTCATTTCAATGTAATTATGAACGGTTGTGCATTCCGTTGATCCCTGGATATCTAGCCTAACAATAATCTCCATTCCAATTGAATTTCTATTTGCTTCTGCGAACGCCTGACACATCTTCATGTCCTGCAGGTATTTGTCTCTTAATTCCCCGGTCAGAAACCCTTCTTTGTTTGCTGCCTTTCCATAGATCAGTGCCACCTGGTTCCCCAGATTCCGGGATCCGCTATGAATCAGCAGAAATCTTTCCTTATCCTGATTTTCAGCCACCTCTATGAAATGATTCCCACCACCTAATGTTCCCAGGCTTTTATATAAATGCTCTTTGTTTTTCAGCTGATCAAAGCAATTCAGCTTTTTAACAAATTCCTCTGCATGGTCACAGGTTTTATCATAAACAGAAAACCCAGAAGGAATATTCTTTCTGATCACTTCGTCAAGCTGCTCAAATGTGAAATCTCCCTGAAGCTTCATCAGTTCAACTCCGCAACCAATATCAACGCCAACAAAATAAGGATTGATAGGAGTGTCATTCGGCATCATGATCGTGGTGCCAATAGTGCAGCCTTTCCCGGCATGGCAATCCGGCATTATTTTTATTGTCGAATTTTCAAGCTCTTTCAAATTACACATTTCTAAAATCTGTTTGTGTGTTTCTTTTTCTATTTCATTCGTAAATACTTCTGCAGTATTGTATTTTCCTTTAATTTCAATCATGCTCATAGCTCCTTAATATTATTTAAAAAATTTAAATACCCGTTTTTAAATTCTACTCTGCAGTTTTTGATATCTGTTTCCAGTAAATACTTTCTTCCAAAAAATGTCTCCATTTCTCTCCATATACCCCATGGCACTCTGTAATATCTTTCAAGCTGAAAACTCACCAGAACGAAAACAAATGCTTTTATCTTCCAGTGACTTTCCAATGATCCAAATTGTGCCAACGTAATGGCATCAAACTTTATTCGATCCTTCTCCGTGGCTTTGGCTTCAAACACAATTGCCTTGCCATCATGAACGCTGCCTTTATAATCCGGTTGGGCCTTTTTCTCAAAGCAGGCTGTAAATCGTCCTTTTTCTCCTCTTGCTATAATCTTCATGGGTTCCGGTGTCTTTTCGATGATGGCCATCTCTAAATCTTCATACCTTCTGCAAGCTATATCAATTACCTCTTCAAAACTCTTTCCGATAGATCTGCTCCGGTGCCCCTGGATCCGGTTTCTGTTCTTTTTATTTTCCAAGTTAATATTTTCAATGGCCATGGCTGCGGTTGGATCTGGATATTTTTCTACATACTTTTCCTCGTTGTAAATTGTCTTTGTCATTATTCATATCCTCTCAGTATATTTTTGATGATTACACGGGTACCCAATTAAGCTCAACAATGCAGTCTTTTTTATTTTTATCGCTGAATGTGTTCCTTTTACCTTGATCACCACACATTCAGAAAGTTCTGTTGCTGAGATCTCACAATCTTTAAAAAATTCTGCCGGTTCTGTTATTTCCGATCCGTACAGTTTCACCTCACAGAGGGTTATCTGTTTTTTGATATCCCTGGGATCTGATTGTTTTAACTCTGTCATTATTCCCCTTCTATAAAATCGATGATGAACTGATTTATTTCTTCATCTTCTTTTTTATTAACTTCCGAAAGTTCTTCCAATCCTTTTTTAACTCCAGCTATTCCAAACGTCGCCACGATCGAACCAATTTTTACAGCATCTTCAATTACACCCTGGCATTCGAAATAATAGCTTGTACCTTTTGCTAATGCTCCAGTTGCATCAACCCATTGATCAAAATTATTTAATGCCATTCTTATAGCATACTCAAGCTCTCCCTTATTCATAGACCTTGACCTCATAACCACACTCACATATTAAATGAAACGGAACGAATTCTTTACCCGGAATCTCATTATTGATTGAAAGACTTCGACTTTCACCGATGTACTTATTCCCGCACATTGGACAAACAGTATTTTCTTCTGTCAATTCCACCACCCGTTTAATGCTAATGTGATTATTTTTTAATTTAATTTCTTCGATTCTTTTAAATTCATGAGGCTTTACTCCTAATACTTCGCCATTTTCACAAATTCCACTCACAGCACCATTTTTATTTTCTGTCGCTTCGTATGTATCGCCCTTCTTCAATATTGTTCCTGGCTTTGCTAAAAAACTAAAATCTGGGGTAACTGTCATTAACATCTTAATCTTCACTTCTGTACCTCTTCTTTCCGCTGCTGGTAAAGCCTGCAGTTCTTCAGCTTGTGCTGGGTGGATGAAGCTGAGCAATTGTTGTTATATTGTTTGTGATCGTAATATAAGCAGTCCGCTTTTTTGCAGTGATCCTTTTTATCTTTTTTCATTTCGCTTTCCTTTCAGATCATTCGTTTTAATAATGATATTCGCTACTAACAACCCCGTCTTAGTCAGTTCTTTATCTTTTTTTATTAGTTTCCCCCGATTCATTACCAATAGCTCCCGTCTAGTTACCATGAGTAAATTTTCCAGGCAAATGTTTGATCGGTCACCATCAGCGAAAATAATCCGATGCTTATCTGGAACAGCCCCATTCGCGGCTTCCCAGATAATGATGTGTTTTTGTTTCCATTTATTCGGATCGCCGATTTTAACATATACATATCCGTCGCATTTTTTTAATTCGGTTCCAACGGGTAGATAGTTATATGGCATATGTCCTTTTTGAAAATGCGTTTCAGGCCAACCGCCAATTCCT